GGCGTTCAACTGCCCCTCAGGCAGGATGCGAGCCTTGGTCAGGGTCCACAGGTAGGAGGGTCCGCTGAACGTCCTCAGTTCAGGCGTCTCCACCGTGTCGCCCTTGCGGACCAGCCGCAGGTAGCGGGCATTGTCAGGCTCGGACCACGTGGCCCCGCTGTCGTAGGACACCTCCACGGCGATCTCGCAGGGGGAGTCCAGCAGCGCCGACTTGGGGCCCGCCTTGGGGTATGCCACCTCGACCCCGCCCACGTCCCCGAAGGGCATGGCCGCCTGAGCGGTCTGAGGGGTCGGCAGCAGGCCCAGTGAGGCGCCGTTGGGGGCGTACGCCCGCAGGCGTAGGTCCAGACTCACAGGTAGGCCCTCCTAGCCTTCACGGCCAGTGTCGTGGCGGCGGTGAACCCGCCCCCGGTGACGCGCACCTTGACGCGGCGAACGCCTCCCGTGTCGCGGGGGTGGAGCCGCAGGTAGCGGGGGTAGGTGCCAGTCTGATCGGTGACGCCCGACTTGTCGGTGCCAGCGGTGTCGGCGCTGTCCACGGTCAGGCCAGCGCCCACGCGGGACTCCCACGTGTCGGCGTTGACGCGCCATGTCTGGCCAGCGGGAAGGGCCTCGTTCAGGCGAACACCGTAGCCGGTGGCGGTGTCGGTGATCGTGACCCCGGCGTTGGCGGGCCCGACCAGTGTCACCACGGCGTCCTCGATGGGCGCGGTGGACCCAGCCAGCCCGGCGTGCTCGTAGTCGGTGCCGGACACGACGGCGGCCTGCGTGAACGTCAGGTACTGCACGCTGCGCCAGTAGCAGCCGGGCACCTTCAGGACGGACACGACGCGGCCCCAGTCGCCTGCGGCGTCGTCGGGGCTGATGCTGTCCACGACCTTGGCCATCACCTGCTGATCGGTGGAGGCGGCCGCGACGGCGGTCCCAAGGATCAGCGACGCGGCGGGGTTCACGACCCGGCGCACGTCTCGCAGGGCCCCCTGCTGGCACAGGAGGTGCTTCAGGACGTTCAGGTTCTCCTGATAGATCGTCTGCGCCTTGGTGCCGGGGGTCACGACCCCGTTGGCGTCGTTGCCTCGGACCAGCATGCCCATGGTGAACAGGCCCGGCTCGCGGGCGTCGTTCAGGGATGCGACCTCGCCGTCCAGCCCAGCCAGCGGCTGATCCGCTGAACGGAGCCCGCCCAGCGTGAGGCTGCTCGTCTCCAGACCCAGAGCCAGATCGTCCAATCGGCGGCCGTCCACCGTCACGGGGTAGTCGGACACGTTCGTCACGGGGTCGCCTCCTAGGCGGTCTGGAGCGCGGCCACCTTCTGGAGGCTGCGGTTCACGGTCTGGCTCTGCTTCTCGGCCACTGGGTAGTACGTATTGAACACGACCGTCTGGCTTCCGCTGGGGCCCGACGGCCGGGCGATGGTGTCCGGCGTGACGCGGGTGTCCCCGCTACGGCCCCTTCCCGCCACGCTGGCGGCCCCGTAGGCCACGTCAGGCCCCGAGATACCCCCCACGCGGGGAACGGCGCTCTGCGCGAGCCCCAGCGCCGCCTTGGACACGTCCCGCAGGCGGTCGCGCATACCCTGAGCCAGCGCGGTGCTGATGGACCGGCCACTGTGGAGCGTCCAGCCCTTGCCGCTGAACGGGCCCTTTTTGGCCGGGCTGAACGGCAGCAGGTCGCGGGCCGCCTTCAGCACCGACTTCACGGCCCCGGTCACGTTGCCCAGCCCGTTGCGAATACCCTGCGCCAGCCCTCGGATGATGGCCTCGCCAGCCCGCAGCAGCATCCCGTTCAGGTCGCCCAGCGCCGACCTGATCCGGCCGGGGATGTCGCGCACCACAGACAGCACGTTGCTGACCGCGTTGGACACCCCAGTCTTGACCCCGTTCCACGCGCTCGTGGTCACGGACTTGATCCAGTTCCACGCCCCCGACACCACGGACTTGATCGTCCCCAGCGCCGCGCTCGTGGCCGACTTGATGCCGTTCCAGACGGCCATGATGACCGTCTTGTAGGCGGTGAAGTAGGCGGTGATGATCGTCTTGATGACGCCCAGCACAGCGCCGATGGCGGCCTTGATCCCGTTCCACGTGGCGGCAGCCGTGGACTTGATCCACGCCCATGCGCCCTTAAGCCAGTCCACGACGGCGGTCCACGCCTTGATCGTGTATGCCTTGATCGTGTCCCAGTTCTTGTAGATCAGGATGGCCAGCCCGACGACGGCCGCGATGACCCAGCCGATGGGGCCCATGGCGATGACCCACGCGGCAGCCATCCTCGCGGCCTGAATGAGCGACTGAACGCCCATGAGCACCCAGCCTGCGACGACGCGGGCGGCGTTGGCCACCATGGTGGCCGCGCCCTGAATCGCCTGAGCCTTATACATGGCCCAGATGGCCAGCGTCTGCGCCCCTGAGGCGACGGCGGCGGCACCCATGGCCACCCAGCCCCCCACGACGCGGGCAGCGGTGGCGACGTGCGCCCAGCCGGACGCGATGGCAGCGGCCTGCGAGGACACCCACGCGGCGACGGACTTGGCGGCAGCGATGGTGGACTGAACGCCCCACGCGATCAGGGAGGGCAGGACCACGGCGGTGAGTACCCCGGCGATGGCGAGCGCGGCACCCTTGTTCTCCTGAATGACGCCGACGGCCTTGCCCAGCCCACCCATGAGGCCGATCACGCCCTCCAGCAGGGACGCCACGGCCGGGAGCGCCTTCTGCCCGATGGCGGCGCTGTAGTTGACGATCCGGCCCTGCACCTCGCGGAGCCGGTTGCTCACGCTGCTCTGGGTGCGGGCGAGGTCGCCCTGAGCGTCGGCCATGCCCTTGGACAGCAGGCTGGCGCGAGCCTGCACCTTCTGGCCCTCGGTGAGCGCGGGCACGGTGCCCTTGGCGGCAGCCGCCACAGCGTCCTGAGCCTTGCCCAGAGCCAGCCCGGCCTTGGCCGCCTCGTCGGAGGACTTGCCGTGCTTCTTCACGGCCTCGTTGTATGCCTTCTGGGCGATGCTCGCGCTGATCTGCGCGGCCTTCAGTTTGTCGCTGGCCACGGTCGGCTTGACCAGTCCCAGCGCCAGCGCCTCGGCGGTGACGGCGGCCTCGTTCATAAGCACGCCGTACTTCTTCACGGGCTCGGACTCGCCGGACAGGGCGCTACCGAAGTCGGCCAGCGCCTGCTCCAGCGGCACGTTGTAGAACGAGGTGGCGTCGGCCGCGAGGGTGGCCAGCCCGGTGGACATGTTCGCCAACTGGGGGCCCTGAACGCCAGCAGCCTTGCCCAGCAGGCCGAACGACGATGCGGCGTCCAGCACGGCCGCCTTGGGCAGTCCGAACTTGTCGGCCATGTCCTGCGCGTAGCCGGTGACCTGCCCCGTCTGATCCTTGAACACGACGCCCGTCTTGGAGACGGTTTCGTTCAGGTCGGAGGCGGCCATGACGGCCTTGCCAGCGATCCCGGCAGCGGCTGAGGCACCGAACCCGACGACGGCGGCCTTCAGGGCCTTCATGCCACCGGAGGACTTGTCGGCCTTGCCGCTGAACTCGTCCAGCCCCTTCTCGGCGGGCTTGGTGTTGGCGGTGACCTCGACCTCTAGCCGTTCTGCCTTGATGGCCACCGGCCGCCTCCTGTTCGGGTGATTAGGCCGTCTTGCCCAGACGGCCCTGCCTCGCCTCTCGCGCCTTGCGGTCGGCTTCCTCTACGTCCTGTGCTACCTCTGCTGCGTTCAGCCAGAACACGGGCTGAGCGGCCAGTTCCCACGGGGCCACCCGCAGGTACTGGGCGGCCTTCAGGGTGCGGTACCACGTGGGCACCGCACCCATCCGGCCGTCAGTGGCTAGCCACCGCTTCAGTCCTTTGACGCTGGGGGGTTCATGTCCGCCTGAAGTTCCGCGAGCACCTTCATCACGAACGCGAGCGGCATGCGGGCGATGGTGGCGGCGTCGGTCGGCAAGCGCTTGTCCTTGTCGTCCAGCACGTCCCACCAGTCCAGCACGGGCTCCAGCATCTTGCCCAGAATGGACAGGTTGCCCTCGCCCTCGGCCTCGGTGACGGCCTCCAGAACCTCGGCGGTGAACCGTGCGGGGCAGTAGCCCACGTCCACCGTCTCGTCGTCCCATTCGACCGTGCAGACCTTGACCTTGGCCTGAACCTCGGACAGTTTCATGGCCATCGGGGTGGCCCCTTTCTGTTGATGTTCCCCTGAACCGGACGGCTCAGAGGGCCGCGACCTTGTTCGTCACGGTGAGTCGGGTCGCCCGGCCCCACGTCGCGTCATGCACGACCTGAAGCGACGGCTCGATGGCGTACACGCCGTCCTCGTCGGACTTCTCGCCGGGCTCCAGCACCTTGACGGCGAAGTCCCAGACCAGCCGGTAGAACGTGTCCACGGCCCCGTCGTAGATGCGCGGGCCGGTCGCCTCGATGCGGACGAACTGCGTCTTGCCGGTGCGGAAGTGGTCTAGCCACGCCATGGCGTTGGCGTTGGCCTCGGCCATGAAATCCAGCGTGTAATCCGGCTCGGGCGTCTCGATGTGCCCGCCGAACGACTCCTGCGTGCAGTTCAAGTACCACACCGGGTCGAACCGGCCACCCACGGTGGGGTGGATTCCCAGCGCGGTGCCCCAGCGCTTAGCCGGGTCGCTGATGCCGGGGCTGATCTCCAGCGCGGCAGCCGTGTCGGCCACGTAGATGCAGACCTGACCGGGCAGGATCGGCACCTGATCAGCGACGACGGCGGTCGCCCCGGCCGTGAGTGCGACGCCCGTGGTCAGGCGCTGCGCGATGCCGTCGGCACCCAGCGACACCTCGCCCCGGTTCAGTTCCAGATCGAAGTCCGTGAACAGGGCGTAGGCCGCCTTGTCCGCGATGGTGGCGTCCCCTTCCTCCACGGTGTAGGTCTGGGGGGTGTCCACGGCGTTGGACGACGGGCTGAAGGTCCACGTGTATGCCCCGGTGGGGGTGGCACCGTCCATCACCTGAGCGACGACGGGCTGGCCCATGACGGACGCGGCGAGGTAGACGATCTCGTCGTAGGTGGCTGCGCCCTCGACGCCCAGCGACACCCACTCCTTGTTCACGTTGACCAGCGTGGGCACCTTGAACCCCTTGGGTCGGAATGCCTCGGACTCGACGGCGGGGTTCAGGGCGATGCCCAGTGACCCCAGTACCTTGTTCGCGGGAACGGCGGTGCCCGGCGTGGCTTCCTTGCCGATCTGGGTCCGCTGCGTGGCGGTAGCGCGTGCCATGGGCTCGCCTTTCGTTAGTTGATCTCGACGGACAGCAGGTGTCCAAGGTGACGGTACTCGATGCCGTCACCCGTCTCTGGGTACTGAATGCCGCCCTCGCGGGTGGCGGTGAGGATGACCCCACCGTCGGCCACGGGGTCGTTCAGCCGGGCCACGAGGGCCCCGTAGATGGCGCGGGCCACGGGGGCCAGCGCGGTGTAGTCGCGGGACTGATCCACGCCCTTGACGTTCAGCGGAACCGTCGTGTGGGAGCGGTACGTCGGTCCCAGCAGGTTCCGATCCAGCGTCTCTGAGGCGCTGTAGACGACGAAAGGCACCGGAGTGCCACCGGGGGCGGGATCGGGCCACACGCGGTCGGGAAGGTCCACCAGCGCGACGCCTAGGGCGTCTGCCAGTTCCTGCGACTGGGTGAGGCGGCCGTAGGCCCACTCCATGGCCTGCACGCCCTCGTCGCCTAGCCTCATTTCACGACTCCCTTCATGGCCTGATTGAACGATGATCGGACGGCCCGAATCGCCGGGCCGAAGTAGGGGCGGGCCCCCATGAACCGGGTGCCGTACTCCAGATAGATGCCGTAGTCCACTCCCACCGTGACGATCCAGTGGGTCGGGCTGATGCGCCGGGCCTGAATGGACGCCCGCAGGGTGCCGGTGTCCACCGGGGCTCGCACCTTGGCCCCGGCCTCAATGTCCAGAGCCGTCTTGGCGACGATCTGGGCGGCCCTGTTCTCCATGCCCTTGGCGATCTGGGGCAGGTGGTTGTAGATGACCTTCCACGTGACCGCGTTGCCTGCGCTGGCGGCCACGAGATCACGCCCTCGGCGGTCGGGTCAGGCGATTCAGCCAGACGATCTGCGCGGTGCTCCACTCGTCCAGTTCGCCGTCGGTGACCACCTCGTAGGTCTCGGTCGGGGACACGGTGAGCCGATCCCCTGAACGAACGTCATGCACGAGGTCCAGTGATGCCTTGGCCAGCCCCGCGATGGGGTAGCGGGCGGCCAGCGCGTCGGGCACCTTGTCCTTGGCGCTGTCGATCCGCACGTCCAGCGGCTGCGGGTCGGTCCATGCGTCCACGGACCCGCCACTGGGCGAGCGCGTCGTGGTGCGCCGGGACAGGGACGCCTCGGTCGGGCGGGCCTCGGCCTGCGTCTCGCGCATGTAGGCCAGTTCCTCGGGGGTCAGGAGGTCCATGGGCGTCCATCCCCTTCACGAGGGCCATTCTCGCTCAGCCACTTCTGGAGCGGGGCCCAGCGGGCATCGAACTCGGCCTTGGCGGCCGGGCTACCGGACAGCGCAGCGCGGCGGGCCCGGTCGCGGGCGGGAGCGGCAGCCTGCTGGGCCTCGTAGTCGATCAGCCGCTGTTCCTCGGGCGTCACGGCCACAGCCGGTCACTCCTGTAGTCGCCTGAACGGCCGTCAAGGTACAGCGATCCCCGGTCCATGGCCGCATAGCGCTGCTCCATTTCGAGACAGTGGGCCATCACGTCGCCCTTGCTGTAGGAGGCGTCGTCGGCGCTGAAGTTGAAGTCCCCGGCCACGCGGGCACCCTTGATGCGCCAGCCCTCAGCGGCGGCTGCGTTCAGGGCGTACGTGCCCAACCAGCCCTCGGAGCCGGGCGGGCGTCCAGCGTCGTCGGCCAGCCTGAACCGGCTCAGCAGGGCGTCGATCTCGGCGTCCTCCAGCGCCGGGCGTGCGCTCGCACCACCCAAGTACGAAACGAGGGTGGTGCGAGCGACAGCGGCGTCCACGTCAGGTCAGCCCTTCAGCCGCTCGATGGCGTCGGAGTCGTCCACCTGCGGGCGAGGGTCCGGTGCCGGGCTGGAGCCGTCCAGAATGCCGGGGCTCTGCTGGGACAGGCCCTTGTCGGCGGCACCGGTGCGCTCCCGCTCGGGGGAGGTGCCGAAGTAGCCCAGAGCGCTCTGCTCGTTGTAGGCGGCAGCCGCCTCAGCGAACGTCTGGCCCTTGGTGGAGGTGTCGGCGGTGCCGTTGGCGTCGCCCTGCGCGGGCTCGTCGTTGCTGGCCGCGTGCGGGCCCTCCACGATGCCCTTGCGGTTCTGGCCGTCGGCCTCGGCGGCGAGCACAGCGTCTCGCTCGTCGGGGTGGGCCTCGATGTAGGCGTTCACGTCGTCGTTGGTGCCGGACAGCACCTCGGCGTAGTCGGTCATGGTCGTGCCTTTCCGTTCGTCTGAACAGGAGTGGGCCCCTCTAGCCCGGCCATGGGCCCCGACCCAGCGGCCGGGCTAGAGGGGAGTCGATCAGGGCAGGCCCGGCGTCTGGAGGACGGCAGCGGGGTAGCGGTCGGCCTCGACCGTGTTGGCGTAGTTGATGGTGTTGGCCACCTGCCAGCCAGCGCGGAACGTCACGCGCAGGGCGATCATGTCCTGCTGCATGAGGTTGTAGACGATGGCCCCGGTGTTGTCCTGCACGACGCCCTCGCGGAAGACCTCGTAGGTCACGTCCTTGCGCAGGGCGAGGACGAACTGGCGCTGCCAGTCGCCCACAAGGCCCAGCACGCCCTCCACGTCGGCGGCTGCGGGCTGCGGCCACATGCCGTCCATGGTGTAGGCGATGGGCAGACCGTCGATCTCCCCGAAGTTCGCGCTGATGCGGTCGCGGTCGATCCGGTCGCCCTGCGAGTTGCGGGCGCGGCGGAACCGGCCCTTGGCCGTGCGGTCCATGACCCAGCCGGACGGGCTGAACCCGTCGTCCTCGACGGTCTCCAGCGCCGCGTCCACGTCACCGAAGAATCCACCCTCGGCCACGGTGGAGGTGCCCGCGACGGCAGCGTTGCCAGCCGCGATGGCGGCAGCGGTGACGTTCGTCGGGAACGACGCCGGGGCGTTGACCCCGAAGAAGATGGCGCTGTCCAGCGCCCGGTCGATGGCCTCCCCGACCTTGGGCCGCGCCTCGGCCCAGATGTCGAAATCGCTGTCGTCCACGACGTTCTGGGGGACCGGCACGATGACGGCCAGTTCCTCGATGGTGACGAACTTGTTCGTCCACGCCATCTCGCTGGTCTGCTTCAGGCCCGTGTCGCCGTTGACCCAGTAGGCCATCGGCAGCGCGGACAGGACGGGGAACCGCTGGCTGTTCTTGCCGACCCTGATCTCTCGGAAGAACTTGCGGGCGGCGGACTCGTTCGTGAGTCCGTCCATCACCACGTCGATGGTTTCCTCGCGTGCCGGAACGTCGCCGCGAGCGATCACGTTGTTGAAGGGCATGGTGCCCGTCCTTTCAGGTTGTCTCGGCTAGTCGCTCAGCGACGGCCACGGATGAAGTCGTTCATGCTGCCAACGGGCCCAGACTGACCGGCCCCGCCTCCCGCTGCCCCGTCAGCCCCAGCCGTGCGGCTGAATGCCCATGGGTACTGCTGCTTGGCCGACGCCAGCAGGGCGTCCAGATTGGTCGCCTTGCCCTCGTCGTCCATTTCGATCTTGTCCGGCCCGCCCATGAGGGCCAGCAGGGCGGCCGCGTCCAGCGCCTTTGCCTCGGTCGCCGCGCTCGTCCACTGGCTGCCCAGTTTCAGGGTGCGGTTCTCGCGCTCCAGCGCGGCCACGCGCTCGGCGTGCTCCTGAGCCTCGCGCTCTGCCTTCTGCTCGGCCGTCTCACCAGCACGCTGGTACTCGGTGACCTTGCTCTCCAGAGCGTTCTTCTCGGTGCGGAACCGGGCCGCTTCCTGACGGGCTTCCTTGGCGTCCTTGGCCTGCTGGATCACCCATGCGCGAAGCGTGGGGTCCGTGATGCCGGTGAGGTCGGGAAGTCCGTCCTGAGCCTGCTGCTGCTGGCCGGAGTCCTGCCCCGTGCCCTGCTGCTGCTGGCCCTGCGACTGATCGGTGGCAGCGGGCTCCTGTCCCGTCTGCTGGCTCTGCTGGCCGGGCTCCTGTCCCGTGCCTGCTGCGCCTGTGTCAGTCATGCTACTGCCTCTCTGTGTGGGTGAACAGTTCTGCGGTCGTGATGCTACCTAGGGCGTGTCGCCGGGGGTGGGCGACAGGAGTTCAAGGTCGCCCACGGTCACGGGCCCGGCCCCCAGAGTGGGGGTAGCGCGCTGCGCCCAGTAGTCGAACACGTCGCTGGTGCGGGCCCCGGCCGCCTTGGCCTGCACGAGGGCCTGATTCAGGGACAGGGCGAGGTCGATGGCCTCGCGGTGGTCACCCACCTGCATGTAGCCCAGCCGCTCGCGGTCGTCGGTGAACATGCGGACGGCGGGGACGCCCAGCGGGGACTGGAGGACGAACGTGCGCCCCCGCCCGTGCAGGTCGCTCGCGTACCGTTCCGGCGAATAGACGGTCTCGGGCTGGTGGTCGCCAAAGTGCTGTGCCATCAGGGGCTCCTATCGATCCCAGCGCTTGGTGCTGGGCTTGGGGGTGGCCCGCGAGGGATCGAACCCCTCGGGGACGATCTCGGCCTCCATGAACCACTTGCCGTTCTGCTGGTAGACCGCGTGGACGTAATACTCGGTGCCTCGGGCGAGGATGACCTCGCGCTCGGAGCCGAAGTTGCTGAACGACTGCACGTAGGCGGCTGGGGTGCCAGCCGGTGCGCGGAACTTGATCTGCACGGCCTGATGGTTGAATGCGGCCTCATTGCCCACGCTGGTGGAGGTGTAGCCCCAGTCCTTCTGCACGGACCCCACGAGGTCGGCCAGCCGGTGCGCGTCGCCATGGCCCAGCGTCTGGCCGCCGATGGTGAACGAGTCCAGCCCGGTGCCACGGTGCAGGATCACGTCCTCGGGGATGGCCGACTTGCGCATGGCCGCGTCGGTCACCTTGATCTGGGAGGCGTACTGGCCGGGGTCGCCCTTGCCGCGTCGCAGCGCGGTGTTCCAGTTGCTGTAGGTGGAGCCGGTGTATGCCTTCAGTTTGGCCCGCTCGTCGGCGGTCCAGCCGGGGTCGGCCATGGCCTTGCGGGCCCACGCCTCGCCCTGAGCGTTGGAGGTGTGACGGACCACCCCGTCCTCCATGCCCAGCGACACGTCCACGATGCCGTTGGCCTCGCGCCAGTCGGCGGTGTCGCGCTTCCACCGGGTCAGCGCCTTCTCGTACGCCTGAACGGCCTTGGCGTGGACAGCCTCGGCGGCCTTCACCTTGGCCTCGGCCTCATCGATCAGCCGGTACGCCTCGTCGGCCAGATCGGCGTCCAGATAGTGCCGGTCCAGCAGTTCCTGAACCGCCTGCCGGTTGCGTTCATCGATGACCCTGCGGACACGGGCCCAGTTGTTCGACGCCTCCAGCGTCTTGCCGGGGGCGAACGCCTCGTACTTGGCCTTGACCTTGGCCAGCCAGCCGTCGAACACGGGTTCGGCGGCAGCGGCCGGGGGCTGGGGCGGGGTGGGCTTCTCGGGGGCCGGGCGGTCCTTCCACTTGGCCTTGCCGGTGGTGCCGGGGACGGCCTTGGGCTTGGCGGGCGTCCAGTCCGGCAGCGCCTGCCTGCGGGCCTTGGCGGCCTTGTCGTAGAGCGCGGCGAAGTCGTCCTCCAGCCCGTTCTTGCGGGCCACGATGGCGTCAAGGAACGCCTCCACGTCGCCCTTGGGGATGCTGCTGGCCTTCAGGCCGGGGTACTGCTGGGGGACGGCCAGACGGCCACGTGCTGCGGCCTGCTCGGCGTACGGGCGGAACATGGCCCTGATCTCGTCGTCACTGATCCCCTGAACCGACTTGATGTAGGCGTTCAGGGCCCCGTGCCGGGGGTCCAGCGCCTCGACCTTGCTCCCCTGAGCGAACGACCTCCAGAGGGTGTTGTAGACCGGCTCGGGAGCGCCGTACGACACGTTCGGGTGAAAGTCCCAGTCCAGCCGGTCCTGCCCCATCCAGCGGAACGCCTGCCCCTTGTCGATGCCGACCACGGACCCGTCGGGCATGCGCAGGAACTGCTGGTGGTGGCCGTCGTGGTTCGACAGCAGCCAGTCCAGCACTTGTTCCTTCTGCACGGCCAGTAGGTCGGGCTCGGTCAGGGTGTCCGGCTTCAGCCCACCGGGGAAGGCGTCGCCCTTCACGTCGAACATGCGCTGGAGCGATCCGCGCTTGCCGCCGATGGTGACCACGTACGTGTCGGGGGCCTTCAGGCCGGTGCGCTGCTGGAGGTGGCTCGCGGCCTCGTCCAGCGTGGACAGGAACTGGTCGGCGCTGTCCTTGGGCGGCTTGAATAGCCAGCGGTTGCCCTGAGGATCGGTGTAGACCTTGGCCCCGTGCGT